AGGATGATCCTACATTAATCTTTATTTATTCCCCTACATTTAAATGTGTATTCGGAATCGTACATGTGGGTGAAGTATGTTGGAATTTATCAATCCTCTTCTGTGCTTTAGGTATGTATTTACTGAAGCAGTCATGGAATAAACAGGGTATTAATCCATGAATAAGTAACATAACACCCATGAGTTCACACCGTATCACTTCCCCCCAAGTAAACCTTAAGTGACTCCAATATGTTGCTTCAAATTTATCTAAATGTTCCGCACTAGAGTCTTTAACTTTTGTGAAACATTTCACAATAGGTGCTTTAATTTTGTTTAGATGTTTCACAATAGATGCTTTAACTTCTATATATGCCATGTATTTACCTTAGGTTTTAAGCCCCATACGGAGCAATTGTCTTTCATAGGGCCCATGCTATATAAAGTACTTTAGATGGCTGTTGTACCCCCTAAATCCTGTCAATTTAACCCCTTTAAACGGCAGCATCTGCCCCCCAACTCTTCTCCTCAAAAGCGACCTGCGCCAGAGCGCGCCAATGGTCCCTTTCCTTCCTCTTCAAATTATAAAATGCCGCCCAACCAAGCTTAGAACGACGATGAGTATCATAGATATCTTTAGCCAAGATATCGTACTTCTCGTTCTCACTCCCCATGTTTCCTCCCTGAGGCTGGATGTTCTACAAGATATAAGTTCTTAGTGTGGATTTACTCTTCAGTCTTATCTTCAAGAGCTATAAAGGATTCTTCTACCGACTTACGATATGCTTGTAAATCCTCAATCCTTTCGTCAATAGTTTTCAAGGTACGCTCCTGTTGATTTTTTTGAAGGCCCTTGAGGGTAGAATCAGATACCACATAAACATGTGGACGCATCATCATTGAAAACACACTGTTAAATTCGTTTAACATTGAATACATTAGTATTCTCCTTATTAAGTTTAAGGGGCTACCAACTTAATGATAGCCCCCTGGTGACTGGACCCTGAGCATCCATACCGATGAGGATCAATGTTACTATTCACCTCTGTCATGTATTTCAGGTACCAAGGTTTCTGCCCCCCTCACCTATTCGCTTTTTTAGCGTATATATATTATAACAAACTCTCCGCCGTAAGTCAAGCTGTATTTTTAAACTCGAAATTATATTGTGATGGCCCTGCCTCAAACTTTGCACCGCTTCGGCGGACACTTAAACCCCTTGGTAGCAACCGCCTAGCCTCACTTTCAGATACACCCATATCATCCATTAGACTCTCAAACATTGAGGCCAGTGTCTTGTACATGGTGGAGAACGTACTCAAAACTCTCTCCTTATCGGCGGAGTTTAACCCCTCTAATTCAGGCTCCCTGTAGTCATACTTATATCCTTCATCTTCCACTGGGTTGATGCCATTAGTCTTCACACGAACGTTCCCCGGTTGTAGGGTCAATGTAACAGGCTGCGCCATTCTCTTCTTCCTTTTCTTTTAAAATACCTTCTCTATGCCCATCAGATCGAAACGTGGTACAACCCTTTGCTCCCCCCTTGTAGGCATCCCAATATATACCTTTAAAGTCTTCCCAATTCATTTCAGACTTCACGTTACAGGTCTTAGATACCGCGCTATCCACGTACTTCTGAACAGTAGTTAGCATCTTAACGTGTTCCTTAGCAGTGACCTCGTCTGCTGTCTTACCTTTGACTCCCCATTCCCTATAGGCATAGTCACTAACAGGCATCTCAATAATACCCTCTTCCATATTCACCAGTCGTGAACCCTCAAGCATGAACGGTGGCTCGATGCTGGCACTAACGTTGTCAGCACAAAAGCTAATCGTACCAGTCGGAGCCACTGATGTAAGGTGGCTGTTCCTAATACCGTACTGCTCAATGTCCCTCTGGATATTCTTAGGCAATGTCCTAATATGGGACATCTCTGAGTAGTCAGTATGAAACTTAGGGAACGCTCCCTTCTCAATAGCCATACTAACACTAGCCTGATAGATAGTATTCCTCAGAGTCATCATGATGGACTCAGTTATCTGTATAGCTTCAGGTGAACCATAGCTACAGTCGAGACGTTCTAAAGTATTAGCTAAACCTGTAATGCCTATACCCATACGCCTCTTAGACTTAGCCTCTTCCTCTTGTGCAGGTAGCGGATAGATAGCTTGGTCAATAATGTTGTCCATAGCTCTATGGATTATAACAATGTCATGTTCCATCAGAGGGTAGTTTATAGTGATCTCACCATTGGATAAGAGCTTTATGTAACGAGTCAAGTTTAGACTCCCTAAGAGACAAGCGCCGTAGGGGGGCAGAGGTTGCTCACCACACGGATTGGTAGCTGCTATCTCTTCGCAATACCTAAGGTTGTTCATCTGATTTATTCTATCAATGAACAGTACGCCCGGCTCACCCCAATCCCAGTTGGATCGCATGATCTCTTCCCATAAATAGGAAGCCTTAACCTTCTTGTGTATCCTTCCCTCAAACCTCAACTCAAACTCAGCGTCAGCGTCCAGCGCCTCCATGAACTCATCGGTCACGGCCACCGAGATGTTGAAGTTAGTTAGATTATCGGTGTTCTGTTTTGCCCTTATGAACTCTTCAATGTCTGGGTGGTCAACTCTGAGAACCCCCATCTGGGCTCCACGACGATGCCCAGCAGAACGCACTGTATTGCATACACTGTCGTATATGCCCATAAATGATATAGGCCCGGAAGAAGAACTATCCAGAGAAACAATACGACTACCGTTGGGTCTGATAGTAGAGAATCCATATCCAATCCCGCCTCCCATTCTCATTGTTGTAGCTGCTTCTTTGGCCTTATCCATGATGTCATTCATGGAGTCTTCAATCGTGCCACTTACATAACAATTATATGGTGTAACCTGACGGGCCGCACCCACAGCAGCTTGCACTCTCCCTGCTGGGAGGAACCTCATATCTAAAAGGATGTCTCTGAATTGTCTGTAGTGTTCTTCACCGTCACTTAAGGAGCTAGCAATCCTGTTGCACATCTCCTTGAAACTCTCTCCCTCCTGTCTATATTTTAGACTATGAACCGCTTCCGACGCCTCTAATGTAGGGCCATACATTTAGATCTCCGCTATCTCTCTAAGGTTAATTGTAACATAATCAGGAGACAAGTCAGGTGAGAATGCCTCTGGTAGTTCATCTATTATAACACCCTTGAACGACCGAGACAACCTCTTACATGCTTGTATATACCTTACCTTATATCCTGGAAAAATGTCCTTGATACACGTGCCATAAACACCTTTAATCTTATCTTCCACACCTTTCTTCCAAGTAAGTTTACACTCGATTATAACTATAGGGTCTTCCTTACTTCTTGGTAGAATCAAGATATCAGGCTGGCATTTTCCTGCCCCCCTCTCGTCTTCAAACTTTATCCATTGACCATGAGAAACCCTGCCTCCATAGTGAGATCGGCAGTAGTCAGCCACGCGCTTCTCATACATCACACCCTTCTTCTTAAAGGAGCCAGCCTTGTGTTTAGGTGACGGCATCCCTTTAGTCGTGAATTTAGCCCACTCTAACTGGTGGATCTTTTTTCTTGTTGTCTTTCTTTTTCTTTTTGACATTGGGTATAACTACTCCGCCCTCTATTGATATAAGGCCAGAATCTTCCATAGCCTTTACCATCTGTTCCACCTCGTTAGGAGTGGATACCTTTCTTAATGCTTCCTGTCTAAACTTAGATAGTGGAATACCAAATCTGCTTTGAGTAGTAGTAATATACTCGAGAAACTCCTGCATATCCACAGCCAGCCTGCCAGCCTTCCCCACACCAAAGTGAGCGAGAGCCTCGGGCATCTTCTTCTCTGTCTCAAACATCAGTTCCTTAGCCTCAGCCCAATCTTCAGCTGTAATAATCTTCTTATCGGACTTTGCAGCACTGATACACATAGCTGTTTTAACAAACTGTACTACACGTCTTTCAAGATACTCAGATAAGTTAGGATTGTTAGGAGTAGGAGGTATACCTTCAGCAACCTCCGCATCTGCTTTATCTCGGATACTGTCATGGAACCTAAACTCTCCGGTCATCTTACTTATCTTTGCCAGGTCTTCACGCAAAGCATCAAGCTTTCCATATGATGGTTTACCGTACCAAAGAGATTGTTCACCTCTATCTCCATCATATAGCACAGGAATAATACGGGACAGCAGTCCCTGTGACCTAGCATTCTCAGGTAAGTGAGTAACAAATTGTTCTGGTGTGGCACAAGCAAGCCAATTTAAACATGGACCTTTAAGTAGATCATCCCCTTGGTTCTTAGTCCTATAAGTGTACTCATCAGGAGAGTCCCATAAACCAGTAAGAAACATTTGGAGATATTGATCAGCGCGATTGACTAGTGTTCCAAACTCAGAAGTAACCAAAGTTATAGAGGACTCCTTAAATTCGTTATTCATTTTAGACAGGGCTAAATCTTGTCTCTCACAATTTACCATAACCCTTGATAATTTTTCAGGAGTTATCCTATCTCGTATAAGGTATAGTGGACGGTCTTCAATTCCATACGTTACTAAGTTTAAATTACCGCTGTGATCTGCAATTCCCGGCTCAGACGTAAGAGTATTGAAAATCTTATCTATAGGCAAGATTAAGCTAAGACTCTTACCTCTCCCCGGCCCTGCGATAAGAACGATATATAGATTAGGTCTGACTTGGAAGGCTCCGAAGTCATACCATGCACGTCGTCCTAACGCTCCAGCTATTGCAGAGATTGCTGTCCAAGACCTAAATATTTTTGGTATATTTGAGTCCTTTACTGCCTCGCTACACGCTGTAATATAGTTAGCGAATGAACGTGACAATTAGATACTCCTTGCATCAAACCTCAAGTTGCTAGTAATCGCATAGTGCTTAATGGGGAATTCATGGAGAGTAATTACACATCTAACCCCAGTATAACCATTCTCGTGGTATCCCGCTTCAATATTCTTAGCTAAAATAAGCGCGTCGTTTCTGTTACCTAGTGGATCACCTTTATAACCACTCCATCCCCTATAACTTATTCTCATTCTTCTTCTCCATTCCATTCTCTTAGTCCATTAGGATTTCCGTCTTCAAATAGTTTATTCTTTGGATCTACTGGAGACCAGTTATATCCTACCTCAGCGGAGACTGGGACTAGTAGGTCACTCTCCCCAAACGGTATAGGATTTAACATGCAATCAATCACCGCTTGTAGATGATTGTCGAAGTCTTCTTCTTTAGCTTGCCCAAGTATCGCATCATGTATATTGGCAAGTATTTGTACCTTGTCTCCGTCCAGTTCTTTCCATACACGATACATACCTATGTGGAGAAGACACCCGATTGTTGATTGCGGAACGAATGCAATGGCCTCCCGAACAACACTTTGGTCACTTGGATTCCCCCAAAAATGTCTAGTCATCCCCAACGGAGTAGTTAGTTTACCACAAACTTCAAGTTCTTGCAAGACCTTTTTGTGGTACTTCCTGATGTCAGGAAACGCGCCATCAAGTACAAGCATGGAACTCTTCTCCCCTGCCTCACTCTTTCGTATCCTACCCTGATCTATGAGTAAATCAAACCCCCCATCGGGGTCTTGGTTATGCCATCTCTCAACATTGGTAATTGGTACCACGCCACCTAAATACTGTAGGTGAAACTTAAACGCGTCTCGAAGTTTTAACCCGAGATGGCTAGCAAGAGAGTGAGGCGTTAACCCATAGTTAGTGCCATGCCCCGCTCTTTTAGCTAAGTCACGATAACTTAAGCCATGTAGGTAGGGAGTTTCTGCAACCCCTCTATCTTCTATAATATCTTCTGTCCACGGAAGCTCAGACCAAATCATCTTGGCAACAGCGGTGTGTAGATCACCTGAATGACAAGCAAATATATAATTCTTGTCACCTGTAGTGTATGCCATCGCCAAGGATTCAGCCTGATCAAGATCAACATAGAACATCTTATACCCTTCGTCAGGTATATACATCCTCCGAAGTTCCTTGGTTATATTCTGCACGTTGGTCCCTGTGCGGAAAGCTGTAGCCGAGGACGACCAGCGCCATGTATTAGTACCAGCCACATTAAAGCTGTAATGAAGCCGCCCATCAGGATCTAGCTTCACCTCTACCACATCAAGTTTCTTCTTGATATCTCTAAGTTCTAGCAGGATACGTGCTAGTACCTTCCCCCGAGGGTACTTCGCTGCTATTTTTTCAAGCGCGCCCCTATCTGTGGTAACACGCATCCTGCCTCCCTCCCTTTTATGTATGGGAGGTATTCCTAGAAGATTATAAAATAGGTTAGGCACCTGCTTAGAAGAGGCATAATTAATTCGTTCTCCTACCAATGCCTCAGTTATATAGTTCCATAATCTAATGATTGTCTTCTGTCTCTTAACCTGTGCTGCCCTAACTAAGGGCACAGCTTCTTTGTCTACACGTAGCCCACGTCTCATCATTGTCATTGCAGGACCAAGCATGGCCATCTCAAAGTCATACGTTTTCTGACACACTTTGGCCACAGTAGGAGTAAAAATCTCCTGTAATTCTTTAGTTATACAACAGTCCAATCCATTGTAGAACCAAAGGGTCTTCTGCCTAGAAAACCCCTCAACTCCATCTACATTTCTTAGTATTTTCACTCGTCTTGTTTCACCTCTGCTATAAGTTTATCGAGATACCATTTGGACTTATTTAAATCGAGAATAGGAGTATCCTTGTACCTATACCGTGACAAGTAACGTATTACCTGTGCTTTGAGATGCCCACGAAACTCCTCTGAAGTTAAGTCTCCTTGTATAGTATCAATAGTCTCAACATCGGTATGGTTATAATGTTCTGGTCTATGTATTAGATCCGTCATTTTCCTCCTCAAGATAATTATTAATTGCAATACGCGCCTTTTCTGGGCTAACCATAGCTAGATCACAAACATCCTTGAAGTCTTGGGTATTCCCAACCAACCAAATCTTAGCATTCTCCTTCACCTTGATATCGTCTTCAGTTATGACTTCATGCTCAAAGTCCTGTAGTGCTTGATCAAGTACAGAGCGCCAAAGCCTAATCTCCTTCTCTACTTCCTTGGACCCTTCAGGCATCTTAAGTTTAGAGAATACTAACGGTCTCTTCAAAGATTTATGTCCGTTGTAAACGTATCTATTTCATACTCTAATTCCTCTACACTTCTCTTTAAGGCATCAGTCCACCCACAGTTCCAGAGCCACGGTGCAATAGATGGTGCCTCTCGAGTGGCAAACGGATTATCCACAGCACGTAGACCAATCCTAAAATCTGCTGCCCCCCTTAGATACTCAGGTGACTCCACAAACTTAGACATTGGAGCTAACACATTTTCAACTTCTTTCTTCTTCTTAATTTTCTTATTAATTTTCTTCTTTACCAATTCTTCCTCCCATTAATTCTTTAGCATACAAAATATGTTGAAGCTTTGATAGTTCTTCAGATTGTATCTCATCTCTATCCATAAGGAATTCAATTTCATCGGCAGCCTCCCAAATAATTGGGATGTCGTTCATAGCTCCTTTGCGGAGTTCATTCTCTTCACGTAATCTTTTTACAATGTTATTCATCTCTTTTATTGCCTCTCTGTTCTATTGAGTGAGATACGAGATGTTTCCAACTGCTCTCGTTAGTATATAAAGAGCCTAGAACACCGAGTGCCTTAGGTAACTCAGGCTGCATCGCATGATGCATATGCATAGTGTCCGTATAAGGGGTAGACACAGTAATTCCCATTCGTTCCTTCAACCAAATGAAGTCGTAGCTACCATTATGAGCCACAAACTTATAGCGTGGGTTCTCTAGTATTCCCTTAAGCCAGAGCCACGCTTCGACCTCTGCCCTTGGGTAAGTCCAATATGATTTGTCCGATGCGGAGTCGTCCCAGAATGGGCACACAATAGCTCTGTCATTGGAGGGAGCTAACCCAACACATGTAATTTGATCATGCCCTGTCTCAATGTCGATAGCTATCTCACTACTATCAGGGAGGGGGGCAATGAACTCATCGCGAAATTTATATAGATCTATCAGCCGAGGCTCCGTCCATATCTCTCGAGTTGTGTGGTGTATTTCCTCGTGACCTACTTCTGCAAGGGCTTTCCTAATATCAGCCATGACAAAGATGCGGCTGTCGAAGTTCCCACGCATGATGTATGAGGGGTGGAACGTGGGGACGAATTTAATGTTGTCGAAATATTCTGAACGGAATACTGTACCTCTATGTTGTGTGATTTTGGTGAGACCTGTGAACGCCCACAACGCTGTCGCTCCCATTCCAATAACCACTTCGGTCTTCGCGGCACGAAGTTCTTCCCTAAGTTTATGGATATCATCCACTCTCTCTGGTATAACGTATCCATGTGTGGAATTATATGGTAGGACAGACGGCCCCCAACCATACTCCTCCTTAAGCTTGGCGTAGACTTTCTTCTTGAAGAAGAAGGTGTCAATCTTGTTCTGAACTGGCTTGTACTTAAACACGTTTGATATCAGGTGCTCCGAGCGTGTTAGCCCTGAGTGTCTGAGCCACCTGTTAAACTCACCGCCAGCTTTCCCAACGAACGGTTCCCCCTTACGTATCTCGTCAGCACCAGGAGCCTCACCCACAAAAGCTAGTGGGCTCTTCCCTGACAGTGGTAAGTGAGGTGGAACGGAGTTGAGAACCAGTGATTCTGATTTCGACATGGGCCTCCAAAAATTTTACAATTTTTTAGACGATAGAACAAACAGGGAACAAGGGGATAACTGTATTACCCTTATGCTGGGAATTATTTTACCCAGTCACCCCCTATCCCGACAGAGAATCTAGACTACCTCGATAACCTTGGTAATCTTAGCTTCTGGAATGTCTTTATTCTTACCACCCATTCCACGTTTAACAACGCCGCTGAATCTTCGTCCAGTCAGCATCTCTAAAGCCGGGGCAACATCCAAGTTAGCAACCTCATCACTTGAGAGGTCAAGGATGTCACGGCAGAACGCTCGTAAAGAAATTACTGGACTCTTCTGAGCCAATGCTGGCTCTGTACAGAAAAAGTCCATACGAACAACCTCAGAAACACCTAGATCGTCGTCATCATACTCTGACTCAATCACAGAGTCAGCCTTAGTACGCACCGTAACAATGGTACGAGTCTCGCCATCTTTCTCATACTGGCGATCAAAGTATCCTTGAACAACGAACTCATAGATTCCGTCTTCAAGAAGTTTTTGCTCGGGGATATCCCCAAAAGACATAGTCATAAAGTCTGAAAGGTCAACCTTATCAGCCATATATTTTCTCCTATCCTATAGGTTAGTTTCGGCAGAAGCAGGTTCCAAAGGAACAATCTCTGCCACGACATTCACCGAAGTTTTCTCAATGTCGTCTCCTGATAAGGTCACTTCTGCCTTATCACCTTCGATGGTCTCCAAACTGACAATAATCTTCTCGTCAGGATTTTCCACAAATCTACGGGCCGCCGCTTCAGCGATTACCATTGTAGCCTCTGTGTATGGTGGGGTAGTAACTTCTGTCCCACCTAAAATTATAATTTTTTTACTTGACAACTTTATTATCTCCCTTATTAGCATTGGACTTAATACCTTCAAAGATTTTGGAAAGGTCTAAGTCAGTTTCAACTTCGATATTCTTTGGAGCCGGGGTTTTTAAATCCATTTTGTAGTCGGACGCAGTCCTTAGGATACGAGTTCCCCCTTCTTTAGTAGGTTTGACATCAATACGTAAGATTGTATTGAAGTATCTCCCGATAATAGTGGGCAGTTTTGACCCAAGGACAACGGGATAAGCCTTTCTCCCACCACCTGCATCATCGTAATATTGTACGTGTGTGTTGAATACAACATTACATTTAACTTCATCTGAAGTTAGATACTGAACAAGCAGCTCGATGTTCCGACCTGCCTCTCCCCAATGCTGGATGGCTGGTTGATCAGAGAACTTCTTCCCATCTCGTTGCAGACAGTATCGCATAGCAGAGTTAGCAAGAAAAGTAAGGCTATCAATCACAAGAACATCATCTTCACCCCATTCTTTGACGGGGCCGAACTCAGTACTTCCATCCTTCCAGTTTTCAACTAGCTTAGTGAAGTTGGTGAATGCACTTGCCACCTTCATGGTATCACGGAGTGTTACATAGTGTACGTTATCAATAGCATCAGGATTTAGATAGTTCCCAAGAACATCTAGCCCGTCATCGAAGTCAGCGATTCTTAGATTGTACCCGGCGTTAGCAAGAGAAGCCAACGCAGAAGTTTTCCCTGAACCTGAGTCACCGCAAAGTAGAAGCTTCGTACGAGACCCAACAGAGTGGTCTTTAAATGCAGGCATATTGCCTCCTTTCAGTTTGGACGTTTACGCGTTCCAGCGATAATGTTCAATCATTATAGCAAACGCTAACAGAAATGTCAAGCGGAAATTTTACCTGACAAGAGAAGAGATTTAAACTCCTCAGGTATGATTATTGACTTCCCAGAATATGTAATGAAAAATACATTGACACATTCGGCATCGGCCAAATCAGTGCCATCTTTATCAGTCACATAGAACTCAGTCTTAACTGACTTAGACCCTACTTCACTGACGAACCCTGTTATCTCAACCTCTCCCGGCCAGAATATTTTTCCGCTAAAGTTCATATTAAGAGATACAAGTACGTGGTCAAGATCATTAATATCAGATAACTCCGCATACTTATCAAGCATCTTAACTCGGGCGTGGGCAATCCACTCTACAATAGCGGTATGATTCACATTCTTTTGTGCATCTGTATCAGTAAATCGAATATCAATCTTCATGGCTCATACCTCGTATTAAGTTGATCCTCATTAAATATATGTAGCATTCCTCTTGCTTCTTTAGCAATACACTCTACAACATACCTAGTTTCTCCATTTAACTTTGAGACTACTGCTACAACTACACCTGGGAATAAATAACCAGTAGATTTTTCAACTTTATCTAATTCACGAAACTTCATCATCATACTCCACTACGAATCCACGCATAGGTTTCCAATAGATATGGGCAGACTTCCCAGTAAGTTTTTCCCCGTCTGCAAGATCACTATAATCTATGTCTAATTTAATCCAACCATCTTGCTTTCCATTTTTATAAACAGGCAGTTCAACGCTCATTAGGATCTTCCTCTTCTATTGTACATTGATAACCATAATCAGGACCAAAGGGTTCAGTCTTTGTATACTCTTTTTCCGTTACTTTTTTAGGCTCATAAGATACTTCCTCCACCACCACGCATCGCCAATCAATACGTTGAGGAGAACTTGGAACATTGAAAAGGGTGTTGCAGTAAGCGAGCAAAGCATATAAACTACCAGATTGACAGTTAAAATACACTGAATATACGATCCAGCGAGCTCTTTTGGGACGATTTTATTCACCTTGTTTAACCGAAATTTCTTCTAGTAAATAGTTAGTAAGTCCAAACAAGGCTGACCCTTCCTTGCGAAATGCAATCCAAAATTGGCGATAATCCGGGGAAGGATCGTTCTTTGAAAAGTTATCAGCATTCATTAATGCCTTCTGAAAGTCTTTCATAATTTCTGTCATTCGTTCAGAGGTGTAAAGTGTATCACTCATAGATTAAATCCAACCCATTATCATTTTTGTTTCATCAGATACGCTGTCCATAGTAAACGGGGGATCAAATGTTGTCACAACTTCAACAACGCTGACCCCTTCCACATAGCCAGCATTTTGTATGGAAATAATAATATCATCCGCAAACGGACAAAATGCACTAGTCAAGGTGTGGGTAATTTCTACCAAACTCTCATCTTCATCAATCTTAATATCATATATCAGGCCCAGATCATAAATGTTTAAGCTCAACATCTCTGGGTCATATACTTTTTTCAAACTTTCAATAATTTTGTCTTTATCTATCGCCATATCAAACGCCGAAACTTTCTCCACACCCGCAGCTGCTTGTGCTGGTGGGGTTCTTAACTGAGAGAAAATTTCCACCCAATTCAGTCACATAATCTATTTGCGAACCCATAACATACATTTCAGCCATAGGGTCTAATAACAAAACATCATCTATTGGGTCAGACCATTTTACGTGTTCAATACCCTCATCTGTAGATAATCCCCAAACATACCCAAAACCAGAGCATCCACCACTCTTAACTCCAAGAGTGACGTATGCCCCTTTAGATACACTTTGCATATATTCTTTTGCACTGTCTGTTAATGTTATCATATTTCAAATTTCCAATAATATGGTCTTTACTTATAGTTATCATCGGGGTTGTTGCCTATTAATATTAAATGGCAGGCAACTCCATTGCCCATGTGTCTCCTCATTCATCTTCTTCTTAATAGCTTGGCAAGCATCTTCATGTTCCCAATAAAATCGAGTATAAACATCGACTTGTGGTATACCGCTACCATTTAGATAAGCTACTACAAGAAGCCATACCCACATTATGGCATCTCCTCTACATACTCATGAATTATTTCGGTGGGAGTCTTGTTTCTGCATAGAGTATGAGTCTCTAGTATATCAGATCCTTTACAATATTTACCAGTGACGTGTGATAAAGTAGAATCCATTGAAGTTTTATCTCCATAGATAAACTGTTTAGCATCATATGTATTTCTAATCCAATTTAACTGAGTTACCCCTGCAGGTAATGCAATAGCACACCCTTGTATTAGTATGGTTATAAGTCCAATGGGAATTGTTCTCCAACCCACTCTTGTACTCCCTCGTACTCAATTATTTGTTGCGACATAATACCAGAATGCCACAAGCACTCATAAACAATAGTGTCAGATGAGGGGGGCAGGTTACGGCGCTTATACATTCTTCCCTCTCCCTCAACTAAATCTAAAATGTCAACTAATTTAATAGGAATCCGGTAAAGATCGCCCCGAACTTTTCTGCCCCCCTCACCAACATGTACGATTCCGGGGAATGCTCCCAAGGAAAACATCTCCCATTCTGCTGTAGGAGTTATAGAACCTTTTTCCAGTAGCTGGGCATCCTTCAGAATATAGTTTAATTCGTAGCCGTCCTTGAGCGTCCCGTATACGAACAGATCTACTGTGTCACCATCTAAAACCATTGGTCAACTAACCTCTTTCCCATGTGGACAAGCAATGCGAATACATCACTCCTGTCAGTCTGTGATAATATAAACTGAACAGTCTTAGTCTGGTAAGATTTGTCAGGATGATCGGTTACACCGGGCCGCGTCCAAATTAAAACTAGTTCATCAGCGCCATCAAGTTCAATCAAATCTCTAGCATAGTCTAAAGCTTGGATAGGTGTCCACTCTGCTGCTTTGTCTACCTCAGCATTATTCAGTTTATCCTCTACAATCTTCTTCTTGAGCGCCTCAGTCATATCAATGATTTTGGTCATTGAGTTGGTCCACTTAGATATTCTTCTGGTGTGATCTTACCCTTGAGACATAGGTACTTATATGTTGGCCCCCAAGGTTTAGTCATGGTTGCTCTCCGCGCAGTAAAATAACATTGTTGTTCGTTTAGTTGTGAATAGAACTCTGGAGTCACTCCTCCTGCGGGAACGAACCAACCACCAGAGGTGGTAGTAAGAACCCAGAATGTCCAAAGAACTTTAGTTGTCGGTACTATCATTTGTTACCTCTCTTGTTCCATATGGATTTAGAATGAATTCGGCGTCGAGAAATCCCTGTCTGTGTTCGGGACTGTTACGACAAATATCACGAAAAGTACAGCCGCCGTAATTACCACAAGAATTAAACATGCGAGGCCAGTGATCTTTTTCATGGTACTTCTCCACTTCATTCAATGTGTAAGTTGTATCTCTAAGCCACTCGTCAATCTGTGAGTTGGAGACGTTGAATGGGGCACGACCAAAGCGAGTGAAGTTTACCCCCGTTTGAATTGCATCAATGATGAATCCTTGCACGGGGAGTCCGATGACTTCTCGCATGGCCCAAATATATGTATATACTTGAACAGCTGGAGCGAAGTTGTTAAAATACCAATCTCCAAGCCCTGATTTAGTAGTCTTGGTATCTACAATGTATAGCTGATCATCGAGCCAAACAACCTTATCAATTCTTCCTGATATTCTATACGATGTACCTGGAAAAGGGCACTCAAAACGGACTTCTAGAGCTGGTTTTCCGTTAGGTAGTTCAGCGATACGAATTAGCTCTGTATCATAGAATTCATCTCCTCTCCACACTATCGCGCGGACTGCTGTTTCAAGATTCTTCTTGTTGTCTTCAGACTCTTGGAGTTGAGGAAAGTTCTTAATGATATGGACGATAGCCTCTTTGACAGCTACATCTTTTCTGTTACCCTCAAATCTATTTCGGTCTAAGATTTCCATACCCGCATGGATAGCTGAACCCCACAGTGGATCTATAGAACTCTTCTTATGTTGCCAACCTATGAGAGTTTTCATTTCATAAAGTTTAGGACAGGACTGTACAGCAGTAAGTGAGGACGCATCCCATACCTGTTGTCTTCCATCCAAGAACTTCGAAAACTTCTGTTCACCTAAAGTTATTTCAGTCATGTTATTCCTTTATCCAACACCATGTCCTCTTACGGAGAACAATACAGTGTTCCCTACGCAATTGAATAAGCGCGAGAGTAATTTCTCTATCTTTATAAGGCTCTGTATCTGGCATAGCCTTATGTATCTTTTTGAGAGTTAAGTTTTTCCCTGTCAAAGCCTTACGTACATTCTTAAGGATCTCTGCGCGCCGTTCCTTCTTTTCTCTGCGTCTATCATACGCAGTATTATCCGGCATCTTCCATTTTAAAGGGGACTCAAAGGGAGTATTCTGATCCTTCTTACTAAGTTTCCTACGTAGGAAGGATGGTATATGTAAAAGGTCAATCATTACTTATTTCTTCCATTTCAAATTCTTCTTTGCCCACTCCACAACCAGGGCATACCCATCCCTCATTTACATCTTCCCATTTAATACCAGGAGGTATGCCATCATCAGGCCATCCTTCTTTTTCATTGTAGATAAAACCACAGATTTGACATTTCCATATTTTATACTCTTCTATCTTATCATTCATTATACAATCAGAATAATAAGAAATGTAAATAGAATCAACCAATCCATTATTTTTCTCCTCTGTCCAATCCAGTTGCGTAAGCAGCCCGGGCTTTCACTAGCCAGTAGGGACCAGCATCTATATAGTCGTTCTTATTCCCGTCAATGCAAAGCTTCAAGGCTTCCATTAGAACTTTATTAACATCTTTAAGTTCTTGCATCTTCTTGGTACTCATTTACCTCTCCATAGGTTGCGGCAAAAATTGGGCGGTATTTCTCGAATTTCTTAAGTGATTTATTGCATGCAGCTAGTAAAATATTCTTAGCACGATCTTCAATATCTCCTCCATCATATGCTGTCCAGGCTAAGGGTTTGATGCAGGGGGGCAGGTCAGCCACCGGACCAAGTGCAAACTCTTTCCTACTACATTCTCCAGATTCATCAATGATGTTGTTTACCATCTTGATACCCTTTAGCTTTGACCACATCATCTTTATCCAAGACAGGAATAATATCATCCAATTTCTCTTGTAGAACAAGTGATAGTATATTCTTTTCTTTCGAAATCTGGTTTTTCGCTTTGTGTTTGATGACATAATCATCTCCTTTTATCTTTACTCGTAAACCGTCCTCCCAAACTATTACATATCCTTCTTTTCCTGTTAGTTCTTTGGTGTGTTTTATAAGTTCGGTTCTAGTTCCAATAAATTTAGATGGCATCACACGGGGGACATTATATTGTATGGCAAGGTCGGAAAGTCCTTTGGGAGAGATATATTTACCGGATACATTATCCCTAACTGCAATTAGTGTTAGACTAGGAGTATCATACTTTATGATTATATGGTTGTCAGGACCGATATACTCAAAGATTGGGGTCATATCACTTAAGTGACACTCAGTACAGAGCTTAATATGACTAGAAGTAAGATGCTTTTCTGCATCTTCACTGACATCGGTTATTCCACTACGGGTCATAAGGCGCATTCTTCCTCTGACTGTAGCTGGATGGATCATTGACCCATCAAGCTTATCATATACAATATGAGTTTTATCCCACGGTAGTTGGTCTAATGTCTGGGCTTCCCCTATATTAAAGAACTTATGAAGGGGCCGAGCCATAATCTGCCCCCCGCTATGAAACTTTATTCCTCTACACTCAAGACGAAATGGGTCATTAAAAGTATCCGGCAGTATATATTTATAGTCGATGACAGTATAGTCCTCCTTTACAGAGATCCTAAACTCATCACGATCCTTAATAATGGGTAGTATATCATCAATCGTTTCGATTGTCAACAACTTATTGTTCTCCTCTTTCCCGAATGGCGGCGGCAGCTTGTTTAAAATTAAATAGGCCGCTCTCAACCACTTTAGCACAAGCTTCACGCTCCTCGGCCACGGCTCCCGCCATCTCTTTGACAATTTCGCGATCTAGGTTTCCCTTTGTACCAAATGAAAAGATTCGATCTACTCTTTCTCTGAAGGTGGTCATAATTAGTTACTCCTTGCGTCGTGGACGATTACATTGGGAAGGCCATCCCCATCTAGAATGTCGGGTAGGGCCAACTGAAATCTATCATGTGTGTCTTGAACTATGTTCTTCCCGTTGGGCTTCATGACATCTAGCCGCCAGTCTCCGTCTCGAAGTTTTTCCTCGATAGGACGGTCAACAATGTAGTACATCACGTTCTGGTCTAGGGGTGCGAGCTTGGTAATCTGCAATCGCTCGCGGCGACGGTAGTTAGTGCAGTCCACCCAAACAGGAAGGCCATGCATAATCCGATTGGTTACATGGCCTCTGAGATAGGAGTAGACTTTATCATTGGAATATTGACACATAGAGTCCCCTGTAATTTGCTTACGGAGTTCGTCTGTGGAGATTACCATGCCAGGAATGTCTCGGTATTTATCAGCGACAGTAGACTTACCTGCGGCACAGGGGCCAATCAGTAGGTGTAGGAAGGTTGCACCTTTGGTATACATATTATCCTCCAAAATTTTAGGGGAATTCGTGCCAAGGCCACGGTAGGGTCTTGATGGTTGCGGGAGTAGGATTTGAACCTACGACCTTCAGGTTATGAACCTGACGAGCTACCGGACTGCTCCATCCCGCGTTAGTTAAGGGTTATTGGGGGTTGTTTAGATCTATCTTGTCCTTTTCTAGGACGCAATTGATAAAGTACATTGGAGGAGTCATTCCAAGTCGTCTCTGTAGATCACCCAATATAGAACTAAGAATTATTGGGGCAAATTCTTCACATTCTTCTTTTGTTGGAAAGTTTTCCTTAGTCCAAGTTGCTACTTGTACTACATTTTGAGGCGGTCCCCAGTTAAAGACGATTTGTAACACGAAAACTGCGGTTGCGATTGATGTTGATAGAGCCATTACTTATTTAATCCTGAGAGTGGGCTATCCAATGAGAACGGCTTGGCCGCTGGTTTGGCGGTGGCAGTTTTCTTGGTTATTCTTTTCCCCGTCGATTCGGCGGCCTTCACATTGTCCCTCTGTAACCTAAGGTAGTCAACGATTTTGTCGATGGCGGGGGCATCCTTGGCGAGTTCTTCGAGATCACGATCAAATAGATTTGTGACTTCAACTAAATCTGCTGGATTAGGTGTTTCCTGTTCATTTTTCAATTTAATATCTCCCTATTAAAAAGATCAGCTCTTTTACTAAAAGAGTAGACCATTGCGTTTGCCATCTGTAAAGAACGATACGGTCCAAGACTCATAAGTAATGTGTCAAGACCCAAATCAATGCAGGTGGCGGCTATATCATCATCTGATATCTTCTCCCGATAGGATTCTAATAGATCGGAAAGTTCAATATGGAAGGTTCCAATATCTTCTGGCTTATTCCACCTTCCCGAAGAGAAAGTTTTTTTACTTGACATGTTTCATCTCTCTAAGTTGAGAGGGTGATGGAGAGGCAATAGACCCCTTCCAAGTTCTCCTAGAATTTATACTAGAAACTCTATCACGTTCTGTCATGCCCATAACTACTCTGTTTACGGTTTCGGGGGGCAGATTTAGGTACTTAGGGCCGCCCTCTTGCATCCAATCATATTCGATCTTTCGATGCGTCGTAAGAATGCTCATTCTTATTGTCCTCTCCAAATGTTTCCCCGATACATGACAAGGGAAGTAGTAACACTACTATTATACCAAATACTACCGACCAATTCTTAATTCTAATAATCATTATTCTCCTCGCTATAATCCTCGGCATCATCGTATGATGAGAAATTTAAGCTTCCAAGTAAATCCTCCATCGTTTCCGTTCTCATAATATCTTCTATATCTGGACTTGGCATATTAGAGTCAGACATACGAGGAGCGCGACTTTCACAACTTTGTCCGACTTCACTTTGGCCATGTCCACGAAGATACCCACGCCATCCAGATGGTGTCTCAATATTACGGTAAACGGAGCTATTTGATTTTGATTTGCAAACTTTCACTGTCATATTAACCTGTTTTCGGTCAACTATAACAACACGCCTAGCAACTCTAAAGGAATATATTCTAGGCATACCATCTGAATCTAAGATATCACCATAATCTCTGTAATATCGGTTGGCTTCACGAGAACGGTCTACTGCTTCCCACGGTCGACGTTCCATCCAATATACAGCACCAAATTCAATAGCTTTTATCTCAACTTCTGTGTAATTGCCTGATGGGTCTATTTGCATGGTGGTTTTGGGGAGATGTTTTAGGAAAGAAACCTTCTTATTAGTCAGTTTGTTGCTTTCCTTTTGAAGATTGGTCAAATCAACTCTCCTGTTTCTGGATCAAGCATAACTAAATCAGGTTTGGGTTGATCAGTTAATCTGATTCCCCATGTTCCATCATCGGTTTGTTCACAATCCATTCTAACATAGACGTATTTGAAGTCACCATTCTGGGCTTCAACAGCTTTTCTAAACTTTCCGATATCCATTCTCATGGTCATGGCTTCATTCTTATCTGCTGTTGGTATAAATACACCATTTTCTCTTTCAATGGCTGTATCCAAAACAGTCTTAAGATGACTATTTACATAGATTCCGTAGGTATGTGGGTTAAATGGCAAAGTAGTCCTCCATAAATTTTCTAGCATAAATTTCAATGGAACGGCCTTCGAGAGCCGGGGCGGTGTTCAATTCAAGAACATAAGCTTTTTTAGAGGCAGTCTCAACAATATCCACAGCCCCAAAATCAAGGCGGAGAGCATCCATAGCTTGGTAGGCTTTGAACTCAACATCTCTTGGTAAATCTGATGTCTGGACAATACCGAATATAAACCCGTTTCCATGATTTCGTACCTGCCAATTTACATCTTCATTAGGAGTTTCGAGGCGACGGAGCTTCTTTTGTACATAGAATATCTTATTCTGTGATATATGTACACGGTATTCAGCATTTTTCTTAATGTATTTGGTGTAGAGGGGGGCAGTCGGGATATCAACCCCATTTCTCCAATTTTCCTCTGTGATTATTTTGATACCTCTGCCCCCCGAAGACCTCGATAAGGTACGAGCTACAACTGTACTGCCTTCATCATCAATCCAACTTATTGCTTGGTCAATTGAAGTGGTAAAAGCTGGAATACAAACACCTTCTTCTTTCATAAGGGCAAAGGAAAGAGTTTTATCCACAGCTATGGACACTTTACAGGGCAGGTTGATATAGCGGCAAGCTACTTGCAGGTTTTCCAGATGCCGAATAGGGATATTAGTACTACCCCAATTTATAATTAAATCCCCAAGATTTGGGTTCCAACAAGAGTTGAGAGGTTTAATGCGCTGAATTCCGAGGGCATGAGAGAGGGCGGCCCCAGACCGGCTCGATCTTCCTGCCCATAAAAATACTCTGTTACGAAATCTTGGCATTATTGTATTCCTTTGTCTGGAAATCCCGTATTTCCCGTATTTCCCGTATTTCCCGAATGAGGTCGAGTGGAGTCGAATGAACCCGTATTATCCGAATCAGCGTTTTTGCGGCTTTGCTTCCTTCTCTTATACGTAATATAATAAATAGGAATATATACATATAGTAAGGATAACAGCCATTTTTTAATGGAAATAGTAGGAAATCCAATGATTCGGACGATTCGGATTCATTCGGATTTATTCGGAGTTATTCGGCCAACTCGGACGTTTCTGCCACTTTTACTATTTCTTCTAACTCGGGGAAGGGGCATCCTTCAGCAATAACAGGGTTTAGAACATAAGAAAGGTTTCTATTGTCCGATAATATAAAGGTTTCGGCTGAAACAATAGCGTAATTATACTTAGAGTTAGAATAATCGTCAGATGATCTCTCACCAGATGAGCGGTATACAGAATTTGGGTCAGCTGTAGGCAAAATAACTTGACCACTGGAGTATATACTCATTCGACGCCATCCCTTTTCATGAAAATCTGCAAGAGATCCGGTAATGCTTTCACCAATAAGGGTTCCCCAAGAAATAGTGGACATCAACTTGCTGTAGCCAGAAGATCTGTTACCAGTAATAGTAACACTATTAGTTGAAAGTTTATTATAGTTATACTGAACTGTGACATTATCCATCGAAATGGTGGGAGTAGGTGATGCTAGTTTATCGAGGGAAGGTATATTACCATCATTTAAATCCTCTGCAAAGAATATTTCTCCTGTAGGCAAAAGATAGGCAATGATATTAGACATTAGAAGGGGCACTCCTCTTTAGAGATTTTAATAAGTTCTTGAGATTCCTCAAGACTGATTCCTTGAGCAACGATTTTTGTATTAGCATCAAAGACTTGCCACACACTCGTAGAATCTAGCTTTGATGTCCAAGGTTCAGGGTGTGATTTGTTAGGACGACAGGCTTTAACGGTCTCTTGAAACCATTCTCTCTCTGATTTACCAGATGATGCTTCATTTAAGCAGGTTTTGACCCGGTAACTTAGAAGTCTTGCTCTAACATCTACTGATTTTTTAGGACGATCTTCTACTACTGCATACATAGCAGAATATAGATCACCAACAAATTCCCAATCTTTATCTTCTCTCATTACATTAACTCCAGTAGGAACTCACAGGATTGATCAGGTTCCATAACGATGAAGTTATAGAGTTCTGCCTCAGACATAAGCTTTAGGTCATCTATAGTCTTAACTGTGTCTTCGCATATAGTAACAGATTTGTCATTAGGAATTGGTTTGTTATCAACGGTATCATTGTAGATGTCCATAGCTGAGGCTATCTCTCCCATAACAGTCCAATCAGCATCGGAGGGATCTTCCTTAGCTTCGATTACTTCCCTAATATCTCCCAAAACCTTATCTAAGGTTGGCAGAGAAAAGTCTTCTTTATTGTCATTTGGGATATGTGGCGCATGACCTAGATTGTCATCATATCCATACGGATTCATGAATCCGTCATTATATAGACTACCATAAGTACCGTGACCTCCCTGACTATAGTAATCTGGCACAGAAGAGATATAGCTTGTTTGCCCAGTCGAAGGGTTGTAATTGCGACCTTTGTCACGACGCAAAGAGTAAGTATTAGATAACTCCAATCCATCAAATTTGTCTGTTGCAGAAAAATTGATATTGAGAAATTCCTCTGTCTTACCGTCTAAGAGTGTAAGTCTATCAGTATCTGCTACATTTTTAAGGAAGTCAGCAAATCCACTTTCCTCAATAATATCAGGATTCTTGATTAGGATGGGCTTGAGTATATGCTCCACAAAATGCCATGTGTCAGATTTTTTATCATCCATCATGGGAACGTCGATATGTGGGCCATTGTGCATAATCCACACATCTCTACCATGTTCATTAAAATTAAGGATTTGAAATGGGTGACATTGAGCCTTGGAAGTATCACCATGTGTATTAAAGCGAAAGTGGAGAGCAATAGGGCTATCTAGATACTTGTCATAGATATTCTTACATTCTTCTCCGCTGTTTACAAGAGATTTGTGGACATGGATTTTACCATTTCCAGTTGGCATCATTACTCCAAAACCGTCTGGGTTGTTTTGGTGTGCAGCTAGGATAAGATCCTCATCCACACCATCAGCGTTTACATCTACTACAATTAAACACATATATCACTCTCCTCATTCATATCGGCAATTTGTTGTACAAGTAAGGCATTTGCTACGTTAGGCCAAGTACGTAAGATGTCAGTTGGAATAGAAGATGAGCCTTTTAGTTTACCAAAAGCTGGGATACATTCTTTTTTTGTCAGACTCATACCAGTGTCAATCCTTGAAGGCGGCGGGGATTTAGACTGCCGTTTCCGTTGGTTTCCTTTGAAATCATCGGGCCACGCATTTAAACAGAAGTCATATAGATTGTTAAACCTAGAGAAATTCTCCTTCTTTTCCAACCACTTAAAGTATGACTTTATGTGTAGATGGCGCATACTTGAGAATTTGGTAAACTCATACAACGACTGAGCGAACTCAATATAACGCATCATCCCCTCATACTTCGTGTTACCGCGAAACATTCTAAGCTCAACAGTATTCCTCTTGGTGAGGTTGAACCACACACGGCGCTCACAGATATCTATTGGATGGATAGGATCTGTGATCTTCATGTTATCTTCACGTTTAGCATAAAAAGTAGAGCCCCTACCAACAATTCGTGACAGGAATTCATAATTGTCGTCTGAATTTAAAAACACGGTCATCTTTCCAATCTGCAATGGAGTTAGAGCAGCACGTGAGAGATGAATATGGACGCCGCAGGTATCTGTGCTATAGGACTTAAGATTCTTCATTAGATTTCGATTTTTAAGCAGATGATGCCAAGGTGAATCAGTAATAACTTTCCCTTCTTGCCCCCACTTATGGTAGTCAAATGTACAAGGTGCAGAGACAACTTCAAAACCATTTTCAAGTGATCCGTCATGCTTTAGAATAGCCCAACCAGAAACACTATCAGCGATCTCTTGTGCAATGGATGCCCTCGAATCTCCCCTTCTCTCAACTTCAAGCTCAACACCTAACAACATTGGGGTGAACTTTTTACTGTCTTTCCGCTTAAATTCCTGGTTGGTATTGATAAAGTGAGGAAGTACATTAAGCGGGTCAAAATCATAGGAATAAAGACCATCATAACAGTGATTTTCTTCGTAGTTGTCTACATCACCTTCAGCGACGAGGGTTCCTTCCCTCTCATCAAAGCGGTAATACTCATCACAACAACTGCCACATATAACTTCTTCGTGATAGGCAATGTGTTGTGGGTGGCTAGGGCCAATATAGTCATTACAGGAAGTGCAAATTACTTCCTCTATGCCAAGAGGATCTAAAACATCTAGAACACTAATATGATCACGTGTCAAGATACCAATAGAATTTAGGGCACTATTTAACACGAGTTGAGTATCACCAGAAGCTACAACACAAACACTTATCTTAATTTGACGAAGGGTTGCCAAAATATCAGAATCGGGAGTTTCATTGAATTCAGGCCAAGCTGCTATTCGCAGCTCTATATCAGTCATTAAACCATTGACTGAGTTTGCAAGGGAAGAGGGAATCTGAGTATTTACCCAATTACTCAAGTCTGTTGGGGTTATAGATGCGGGGACAGAGCTATATGTTGGCATGATCTACTCCGTCCCAATCATCAATGTTATCCATATCAGCATTGATATTGGACTCTTCAACTGTGGCGGTGTCAGCAATATTCTCGTCAACCACAGCCCCGACAGGATCATTGTCAACTTCGGCAACAACAGTATTCAGTTTAATAAGAAAAGGGCGTCTGGAACTGGGGAAGCCGTAATGCACAACTTTCAGTGAACTTTTGTCATATACTGAGATAACTCCACCTTTTTGTAGATACTCAAACATGTATTTGTCAACTTCCACTGATTTCTTTGTCCGAGTGTCAAGGTATGTAGGCATATTATACTTTCCTCTTATGCTTGAATTTACGGGTGTAGGCTTTCTTGGAAGGTATGCGCCTAGGAGAGAAAAGAGGGCTTTCCAAGGCTTTGGCAGACCATGAACGCCTTCTTCGGATAGTCCTCTTAACTCTCTTACTAGGCACTTCTCCCTCCCCTTTTATTAAAATGCCAGCCAAATAATATTAAGCAATATTATGCCTAATGCTATGACAATACCAGATAACCATGTTATGAATGTTTCCATTTTCATAATCATTTCCCTGCTAGAAGCTAAGGTTGATGGTGATGCCGTTGCCAGACGGCTGAAGCTGGGTGAAACCTTCAAGGTCTCTCCAAAAGTCTTTGCGATCAGAGGCGTCATATCGACGACCCCAAGGCATCTCGGCAGATACAAAACCATTAGACTTCACAGCGTTACCAATGGCATAACGGGATTGAATGTGGCGGGGAAGATCCTTGAGAGTTTTCATATCAATTATCCTTGTTGTGTTAGGGATGAGATAGTATCGGCCAGGCTATTTAACTCAGAACATGTTGCTCTTGCGTGAGCTTGGGCTCCTTCTTGCGATGGAAAATCTTGTGGGTTATCCCAAGACCTATATATATTTGATTCCTTAAAACTAATACAGATACTGTAGTTCCATAAACTACCGTCATGTCTTCGGTAATTAAGAGGGTAGAAATGCATTGACTGTATTCTTGAACTGTTTAATTTCAAGGGTATCAATTTGGGCATCGAGGGCTTTGGTAATACGTTCGGCACGTTCTTTGGCATCTTTGAAATAGTCGAATTCTTCTGAGTCCGTCCATGTCCATGCAATATCTTCATCGAAGGTGACGCTTATACGAGGAGAATATTGCATACCAAAGCCTATTCCATTCTTTGATGGATCAACAACGCTGAATGTTATTTTCATTGGCAATACTTCCTTTCATAGAAGGCTTTCATATCACGCCATCCTCTGCGGCCTTTAAGAGATTTGCCACGAGAGTGACCAGTGGAACCCCATCCCTTATTTGTTGTGGCAGTGAAGCCTGAGGCTACTGAACCACGAGGAAGAGGATCAGCATGTACAATATTGCTGCACACTCTGATCATGTATTGGGACTTAAGCTGGTCTTTAAATGCTTGTGGCATCTATCAACTCCTTTACCATAGATTCCATACGTTCCACGTATGATAAATCTGGGTCATGATATCCACTTAACTCAAGAAGACGATTGTCAGTGTCTCTGATTGGTGGGGGATAAGCAATCGCTGTAGTACTCGCCACAATCGCCACAGCAGCAGTCTTCTTCCCACTCACTTTCATCTACGTATTGATGTGGTGAATGGTATACATACTCGTCAGTGGAGAGTTTAGACAGATTGGCAGCCAATTCAATATTCTGATTGACTAAACGATCAATTACAGGCTGGTTATCACGGATAGCGAGGAGGTAAGCAGCACAGGTGTCAGTAACAAGTTGAAGCCTCTCAATTCCGGCAGCCTTATGATAATCCTGCCCCCCTCCTACCCTAAGCTCGACACGTTTGCCGTGATCGTTTCCCCAAGTAAGGCAGATAGCTTTACGGGAGGAAGACCAAGTATCTCTAACTATATCCTTGGCCCCTTTTAATCGTTTAGAGAGGCTTTCATCGGATGGAGAATTTTGTCTTATTGAGCACGCAAGGTGATGTATCCATGATTCACACCAGCCACCGTGGGAAGAACGCTCGAGAAACTTGTGGATTCCAACGGGAGGTTGGCTATAAATCAAGCGGGTTTTATTCTTTCTATTCCAAAACTCCTCAGAGTTGGAGCGTTTATCAACATAGGTATAGTTGATATGACAAGAGGAATTAGTGTAGGTATATGCACCAAGATCATCTTGCATATATTCACAGAAAGCAACCATATTCTTCTTGGCTTCGGAGACAGGCCACCACTTTGTAACAATCTCAGTAGGCCTCTGACCTATTTTGGCAGGTCCATCTTCATAGACATGATGTACAAGATCAGCAAGCTCAGGATGGTGCAATAATTTATCTGCGACCTCACATTCCTGAAATTCAGAGGCGAACTCAAACTCAAAGCCTACTTCCAGCTGGTCAAGGTCGCGGCTGGAGTATAGCTTGGTCGGAGCGTAGACAGGGAGATCAGTCATCAGACTGTCCTTTCCTAGTAATTGTTAGGGATAAAGTCTTTAGATAATCAGTCTTAATTTTGATTTTTGGCGCTGCGCCACTCATAGCAGGAGTCTTCAGGGGCTGTACGAGGGTGTTTAACATGTATGAGCTCTCCTTCTACTGGAATTGTAGGTGGAAAGCGGTAGCAATCGCCGAAGTGTGAAGTTATACGAGGTTCGTCAGGTTTCCAATGGAAACAATTGACACAAGTATGTGATTGCGGCATTGTATTCTCCTCTATTATATTAGAGCTATTATTAATAAGAATATATAGACCCCAATACTCAAGCCTATTCCAAAGAAGAAACCATCTTTTAGATTACTTAACATGGCTCCTAGTCACTCCTTTTAGTTGGTTTCTGGAAATATCGCGGGTGCGGGTTGAGGGAGCCACATGGTATGCTCCTTACTCAACTGCTATTTCCTTACACCTCAGCCGTAGCCGAGGCCGCACCGTACCCTAGCCAAGGGTAAGAAATGATTAAATTAAATAATAGATGAAATGGGGAGGACGCAGTCTTTGCCATCCCCCCCGTTCATCTGTTGGCGGTTATGATACCAGTCAACAGCGTAGTCCCCCCAATTATGGTCTTGTCCTTCATCTGTTCTTCAACTTACTCTCCAGCCTATCTTATCTTTATCGCAGTCTCTCAGGGAGAGTATCATCCAAGCGATAAAGGTTACGGTCTGGGTTTCTGTCTTCTCAGGGGCTCAAGTCCAGGGCAACTTATGTCCCATCGTGTGTTAAACGACGGTTTCACATCCCATGCCAATCTTAGGCCTTCCGCACTTTTCGTTGTGCGGCTAGTTGTGGGAACTTCACTTTGCGCTATCCCGTATTCTATTCGGGGGCTACTCGTGGGCGGTTTCTTCGCCTTCGGTCTGGTTTAGCCTTACGATCTTGCTTCGAAGCAGGTCTCGTGGTTCCTGTCCACTTCCTCTCCGCAGTCCCTCTTTCGAGGGCGGCATCCTTACTTGAGAGCTGGCCGTCTCTTTCGGGAAGTTCCAAGCGGCGGTTTCGTTCGTTTCTGCCTCGACCCGTGATCCGCACTACACAGACGAGAGTGAGTCTGGAAAAAAATTTCCATTGCCGCGATCATACGCGATAATTGTGTCAAAAATAAGGCAAAAATAAGGTAAAATTATGGCACGAAAAACCGTTTAATTTCAACGACTTACGCGTTTTGGCACGAAACTTGCAAAAAGTCAAATCTTATACTGGGATCTAACTTATGGTGCTTTGATTTGCTCAGATTTCTTTAGAAATGAGAGCTTGACGAGTCTCTCTTTTTGTGGTACACTGTGAGAATGAATCAAATAGGAGATGAAATGATTGAGAAATTGGTGAAAGAAGCAGAAGAAATTGTGGGGAAGGAAGAGGAAGAGATTCCTTATCGTAGACCTAGGTTAGAGAGCGGCAATGTTTCTGATGGGGATTGGCTGAATGAGGGCGGCCATTCTGGGGATCGAAGTAAAACATGGTATAACCCAACGAATGATAGGCGTAAAACCATTGAAGGGCCAAGAGTTACATTGGAGTACAAACATGTCATAGAGTCTAACGTTACTACTAATACTATCTCGGACACATTGAATGAGTACGCCGCTGCTGGTTGGCGTGTAGAACATATGTCTTATGGGTTTGGCGGTGTTCCACTTGGTGCAGCCATCTTGTTCAAGCGCGAAAAGTTTTCTTAATGTATAAATACCGTGCAATAGTATCTCGTGTAGTTGATGGGGATACAATTGATCTTGATATCGACTTAGGTTTTAGTGTTTGGCTTAATTCTGAACGTATTAGGTTGGAGGGCATTGATACCCCAGAAATACGAACTAGAGACAAAGAAGAGAAGAAGTATGGTAATATGGCGAAAGAGTTTGTTGAAGATAAGTTACCTGTTGGGGCCAAAGTGACTGTTATGACTAAGATTGATAAGGAAGGTAAATTTGGTCGTATGCTTGGACATATCTTCTGTGTCAATGAAAAGAAATGGGACATTAGTATTAACTCTCAGCTTGTTTATAACAACTTAGCAGTGAGGTACAATGGACAGAGTAAGAATGACATTAAGGCTGCCCATAGAGCTAATTGGGCTGCGCTTGAGTTAAAGGAAATATGAGGA